TGCTAACGGTGTTATCAATCTAAAAACTGGAGAACTTCTACGAGGTCGTCCAGACCTGCACATCACAAAGCGTACCCCTGTTGCATACACCCCTGGAATGAGAAATGTTCGTTGGGAGCAGTTCATCGATTTTGCCACTGGCGGTGACAAAGAGCTGCAAGACTGGATTCAGCGAGCGGTAGGATATACCCTGACTGGTCTAAATAACCAAGACCTTATGTTCTTGGTCTACGGTCCCCCAGGTTCTGGTAAGAACACATTTGTTGAAGCAATTGTTAAGGCAATGGGGACTAGCCAGTACGCTTGGCCTCTTGATTCCAGTATCCTGGCTGACACTGGAAACGCAAACAGTAGTACCGACATGTACCACTGGGCGGAGCTTCGCGGTAAGCGTATGGTTTGGGTGGATGAGTTGCCAGACTCTGAGCGTATGAAAGAGAACTCGGTGAAGAAGCTTACTGGTTCGTCTGAAATCTCGGCACGTTCTCCTGGAGAAAAGCCGTTTACATTTAAAGCTCAAGCTAAGCTATGGATTACAACTAACCACAGGCCGCAGATTAACGATGACGCTATGTGGCGTCGTATTCGACCTGTGCCATGGAGCAATATCCCGGAATCACCAGATCCAGATTTGAAAGCGTATCTATTTGATCCAGAGGGTGGACTACCTGCGGTCCTTTCGTGGGCTGTCGAAGGCGCTATTAAATATCTAGGATCGTCTGCTCGTGATCCTTTGGGTTGGTGTACCGCTGTCTCTGAAGCTGCAGACATTTATCGCAAGAATGAAGATCGTATTGGTATCTTCCTAGAAGAAGAGACTAAAGAAGTTGAAGGATCTAGCACAGGTATTAAGCAGCTCTACACGATCTACAGAATGTTGTCACAGGAGCGCGGAGAGCGTTTCATGATGAACATGGGAACGTTCCACAGAAAGCTTGCTGACCGTGGTATCCAGATTACTGGACAGGGATCTCGTGCTGAAGTTAAAAACCGAGTTCTGATTCCTCGTCTTGTATCTAATGGTGGCGGTGTTGACTGGGGAACCATTAGCTTGGTTGTTTAGTGTAGGATAGTAGATGTGCTCCTTGGGAGAGAGGCACAACGGGCGGGGGTTGAAAACAACTCACCTCTCTGGTTAGTTTTCCCCCCGCCCAACTTCAGTAAGGAAATATATGCATATCGCAATCGCAACTCCAATGTACGGTGGTAACTGCAAAGGTGCTTACATGCACAGCGTTCTACCTCTCTCTTATGCCCTAGCTTCTAGAGGCGATTCTGTCTCGTACCCAATCGTTTATAACGAGAGCATCATTACTCGTGCTAGAGATTCTCTAGTGCATGAGATGCTTGACTCTGGGGCTGACGGTATTCTGTTTGTTGATGCAGATACCTCATTTGACCCTCTGGCTGTTCTTGACATGATTGACTCTGGTAAAGATGTAATTGGTGCAATATACCCTAAAAAGAGTATCAACTGGAACTTAGTTCGCGAAGCTGTGCTGGCTGGTGAAACGGATCTAGCTAAATACTCTGGCTACTTTATTGGAAGAAGCATTCCTCAGGGGGTGGGCATCAAGCTTGATGAGCCTGTAGCCGTAGATGGGGTTGGAACTGGTCTAATGTATATCAGTCGACGAGTTTTTGAAGAGATGGCTCCGTCTTGTAAAACGTACAAAGATGTGACCACTAAAAATGGACAAACAATCGTTCGAGACATCACTCAATTTTTTGATATGCAGTTCAATGAGCATGGGGAGCTTCTAGGCGAGGATTACTATTTTTGTGAGAAGTGGAAGCAGATGGGTGGAGAAGTTTATGCTGCCCCTTGGGTCAACACAGCTCACCATGGTGACTATGCTTTCTCTGGAAGTTTTGCAGAAGTTCTTTTGCTAAACAACAAACCGTCAAAATAGGTCTGAAATATTTTTTACGGTAGTGGCGTACCACTTACCCCCATTTTGCGTAGGTATTCCATCTGCGTTTAGATTAGTTGCAATGAGTCTATAGGACTTACCAATTGAACGCTCGTGGCGGATACGCTCTTTAATTTCGTCTGATGTCTTGTTCCTAGGTCCCATATCGACTCCCCAAACGATTCCACGACTGCGCCTATCTTTGTGAACATCCTTCTGACGCTCAGCAATGATTCCTCGCTCCATCTCGGCTAGGGCTGACATAATCGTGACCACAAAGCGTCCCTGATAGCTAGAGGTATCCAAATTCTGGTCAAGCATCACTAGACGCCAACCATTGTTATTTGCCCTATCAATAATGCTTAGAAAGTCTTTTGTAGAGCGTGCAAGGCGATCTAGGCGGGTTACAAAAAGTGCTTTGGCTTTTCCCTCATCGAGGCGTTTTAAGGCGTCTGAGAGCGCTGGGCGCCCCGAAATGGACTTACCTGAGCGCCCTTCTTCTCTGACTATTTCTATGTCTTCGTATCCAGCCAGGTTTGCGGCACTAAGAAGCTGGCGTTCTTGAACGTCCAGAGATACACCATCATTTACTTGAATCTGGGTTGAGACTCTGGTGTATAGAATAGCTAATTCCTCATAGGTGTCTACCATCTAGATATTGGCCAAACTCCTAATAATGTCCATACTAAAACATTAAATCCTAAAAACATAAATCCAAGAAGCATCCTCATTGGTGGGTTTAGATTAGGAACCTTTGCTACTAAATATATTTGATATGCAAATACTGCAATGAAAATAGTGACTCCGGGTACGGACACAAGATAGTTTCCAGCTTGAAATACTCCATAGCTATCCATTGTCTTCCTCCTCTTCTTCTTCTTCCTCTAGGGAAGGAAATAGTTTGTCAAAATCAACTTCAGTCAACTGATCTAAATTTATGTCCAGGCCACTGAGTCTGTCAGCTACGATTGCGTTATCGTACCCGTCTTCGTATCCAGCTACGTATGCCTCTGCTTCTTCGTATGAGGCCTCTCTAATGGTGTATTCCATCTCATTAAACTCTTTTGCAGCCTCAAGTTCATTTTCTGCCGCTACAAACACATACCCAGATTCGTCAATGTCTTGTTCTAGATCAATTGCTCTCCAGTTGATCTTGTACATTCTTCGGTTATCTTCCACTTCTAAGCTCCTCTACTAACTTATGCAAATCTTCTATAGTTTTGTTGTTATCTAAGTTTATGTCAAAAGCATAGTCATCTAGTCCATGCTCTGAGTCGTGATCATTTGCGGCAGCAGCTGAGTCTTTAGAGACTCTCCAGACTTGCCCACCAGCGGATCGTACTGCCTCTGCTTCATTGAGATATCTACAGTCAGCAATGACTACCTTGTCATATTTGCTAGCTTCTTTAATCACTTGATTTACCCAGAAATCTTCACCAAACATTTCTCGTCCAACTTCAGTCCCCATTCTTTGCATTAGACCTCTCAAAATTGGGAAAGATGTTTTCATATCTTCCCATCCAAATAGATCAACTGCTTGTCTTAGAGACCAGTGCATGTTTCCCCAGTCAACAATGTCTGGATTGAGTCTGTATAGAGCTTCTCGCATGGGGGTTGCCAACGATAGCTTTACAAATCCGTGATGTTCGACTAAGTAGTCGGCTATCGTGTCTTTACCGGATCTTGCCCATCCGGAGAGTCCAATGATTTCCTGCATAGTATCCTAACTTATATAATAATGTATCATCTTCGTACATCCATCTTTTTAAAAATAGCTGTATAAACTTAGGATTAATCTTATACCAAAAGGTCTATCTATTCACGCTAACCACGCCATGAGACAATTGAGGTACAACTTCACAGGAGATCTATGAGCAAATCAAGCAATCAATGTAGTGTCTGTAAAGAGAGATTTGTAGTAGATTCTCTAGCTCGAATATGCGAAATGAAGCATGATGGTGTTGTATTTATTAGACGCCCTGAGCAAGAGCCAAGACCTAAGTCTTAACTGCCTTTTTCCAAAGTTTTTCAAACACCCAATAGGTAAAGATTTTAAACAAAACTTCTAGCCCAACAATCTGAGCGGCAGTTTCAAACTTATGAGTGACAATAAAAGCAATTAAAAAAGTTATTACGCTTTGCCAAACTCTGTACATTATAGATTTTAGTAAAATCATAGTCCCAGTTCGGCACGCTTTTTAGTTGCTGAGATAGCCTGAAGTTCTGGACTTAGTTCTACCTTCTCGATTAGATAGCCAACATCACGACCATAAACAATGTTTGTAATGTTTGGCAAACGCATTTTTAGGGTGTCTGATTGCTCTGGAATAAACTCAACAACTTCTTGAAAAGTTAGTGGGTCTTTCTCGGAGGTGCCGTGAGTGTTGCGGATACCAACCAAGACTTGCTCGGTTCTTTTGTGTGCTTCTTCTTTTAGGGCTTGGTGCCCTTCGTGCCAAGGCTGATAACGACCAAGCATAAGAGTGGTGGGGGCAGACCAATCAAAAAGACTAAACTTGCTGATTACTTCGTCAGTCATTTCTTTGTCTGACTTCCACTCGTAGAAAGTGTGGTCAGCGTCTTCTACTGGAATCCACATCGCGTCTGTGTCGGCAAAGCGACTAGAGACAATTGTGTTCATTACAATTTTGATGTCTGGTTTACCAAAGGCTTTACGAGTGTTTTTGGTTGGACAGATGAAGTCAACAATTACAGTATGCCCTTGCTTAGACAGTAGCCTAGCCATCTCACCGAGGCGACGAGCATTCTCGGCTCTGTCTTTCTCACTAAAACCAAGGTCAGAATTTAGGGTGGAGCGAACCTCGTCTGCGTTGAGGTGAATAGCGTTTAGACGCTCTTTTAGGGCTTCGGCTAGGGTTGTCTTGCCTGAACCTGGTAGACCTAAAATTTGAATAATCATTGTAGTTTTGCCTTTGCGTAGTTATACAACTCTAAGTCTAGTGAGTTGTTAGCATAGATGCGGTCAATGTCATCCTGTGTGAGCAAGGCTTTTAGAGACTGAGTTGTGTAGGTTGTACCGTCTGAATCCGTGTAACTGCTGAAGTTTACATACGGAGCGTCTGTTTTTGCCATTATTTCTGCGTTTATATCCAAATACTCTTGCTTGATATCTACTTTATGATTGTCAAGAATCCACTGAAAAACTTTATCCGTAAATTCACTATGTTTTTCAGTAATGCCTAATATGGTTATTTTATCTACAGTGCTTTTAGCAATTTCTAGAGATGTAGAATCTTCAAGAAACCAGTCTTTATAGTAATCTTTATACATTTCTGCCCTATTAAGTTCTATTAAGGAACCGTCTTCTCTATAGACAGACACATTATTTATTCTAAAAGAGTCGTCGTCTATTTGACTAGATAAAAATCTAGTAACTAAATTATTTTTTGAATAGTCAGAATCTTCTAATAAGTAATAGCACATTTTTTCATAGATTGAATTTAAATTTTTATACGGTTCTTTTTCTTGAAGTTCATTATTCATAAGTAGCCAAATAAAATTACTTACTACCCTGTCTAAAGGCTCTCTAATTAGGCAAGCACTTTCTATCTCTGGGTATTCTGTAAGTGGTTTGATTCCAAAATGACCATGAATGTAGGCAAACTTTTTGTAGTCATATATGCCGAATGGTGAGTATGGGTATGAAAGAATGTTTTTAAGATTAAGTAATCTAGCAATTGTTCTTACTGCTAATCCGCCAGTTTTGGGTATATGTAGCATGTAAAGTGTTTTCATATTGACTCCTAAGTAAATATGTAGTATGAATCAAGAACTGTAGATGTGCTAGTTTGAGTGAAAGTATTAGTAGACCATCCCGCTATAGTTCCAGCAGTAGGGAAATTTCCAAATCCAGATGTTGTTGTAGCAAATGGACTAATGGATGTAGTAGCAGTTGAGGTAGTAGTGTAAGAAATTAATGAGGTTGTTACTGCTGTTCCACTTGTTGTAACTGGACCCCAAACAACTCCATCTGTCTTAAGTTTTGCTGCTGCAGATATAGAACCGATGTTTACTAAAATATCTTCATCTGATGTAAGTCTTAAGTTTGAGGTAATTGTTGAGTACACTGAACCAGCAGAAATGCTTCTGGCCCAATTGAGAGTTCCATCTGAGTTTAATTTTACTATAGGGCTAATATTTGTACCGCTAACTGAACCAGATACAAAGTAAACATTTCCAGAAGCATCTATATCGAGTAAAGCACTTGCATTCCACTTAGTGTAGTTTCCTCCTGTAGGGACATTCCTTCTCCAAGTAGCAGTGAGACTGGAGTTAAATTTATATACATATTGAGCATAAACTCCATAAACATTTCCGGAAGCATCCCACTTAAGTGTTTCATGGGTCCAATTATATACTGCAAGTTTTGTTAAAGTTGAACTAAGTTTAAAGGTACCACTAGCACTATAGACCCATGCATTTCCAGATGGGTCTACCCCTGGAATTCTATATATCGGATACCCAAGATAAGTGCTGTACGCCATGGAACCATCAGATTTATTTAGAGTAACTACATAGCCATCATCTGTGTCTTTTGAAAATGCTGCTTCGTGATTAATTGCTGTTACTAATTGAGTGCTATTTAAAATTAAAATTGGTAGTGGACCATTTTGATTAGCATAAGTTGTTGCTTTTTTAGACCAAACAACACTACCATCGCTGAGACTAAGTGCTGTAACTACTGGCATAGCAGATGAATTTATAGTTGAAATGTATATATTTGAAGAATCTATTGCAAAATATGCGCCTAAACCTGACAACCCTCCATGAGTTTTTGCCCACTGGAAAACCCCATCTTTAGAATATTTATATAGATATCCGCTATTTGAAACATATACATTTCCAGAGGAATCGCTAATAATATCTCTAGCAGCAAAAACATTACCATTTGCTTCTACTGACCTTGGAAAAACAAAATATTTATTGACAATACTTACAACAGCACTTTTAAGGCTGCCAATCAATCCAGCAACTGCACCAGACATTATGTTAATCCGTTACCGCTAATAATCCATGCGGTTGAAGTTATTTTTACTGCAGTTGCCATACCAAACGGGGCAAGCGTGCGTGAGCCAGTTGTTCCAGTTCCTGCTAAGTACATTGTGTCCGTTGTGATGGCAATGGTCATTGTTGCACCAGACCCAGCAATGAATGTAAGGGTAGTTCCGATTGGCAGTGCGAGGTTAGCATTTGAGTTAATAGTTATCGTGCGGGTTGCAGAGGCGTAAATGTGGGTTCCTGCATCAGCAGCAACAACGGTGTAAGAACCTGTAGTTGTTGC